GTTATGTAAAGGAAAAACCTCGTTCAAGTGCCGGTGATCTAAACATTTAAAATAATGAATATTATAAGCAAAGAATTTCACTTCTCAGCGAGCCATCAATTGTTCGGGCTACATGAAGACCATCCGTGTGCAAGGTTGCACGGTCATAACTACGTTATCCGGGTATTCTTAAAAGGGGAGCCGGATGAAATTGGCTTCGTTATAGACTACGGGCTTTTAAAGCCTATCCAGGTCTATATTGATACGGTTTTAGATCACCGGCACTTGAACGAGGTTTTTCCTTTACATAACCCAACGGTTGAAAATATGAGTAAAATTATATTCGACTATTTTAAACCGGATTTTCCATTGTTGTACGCTATCGAAATGAGTGAAACCCCTAAAACATTATGTCGCTATGAAGGTTAGAGAAATATTTTATTCCCTCCAGGGTGAGGGAGGAAGACAAGGTGAAGCAAGTATTTTTATTCGCCTTGCAAATTGTAATTTAAACTGCTGGTTCTGTGATACAGATTGGAGCTACGGAGACGAAATGTCTTTAGAAGCGATTAAGGAGGTTATAAGTGCCTTTCCTGGGAAGTGGATAGTTTGGACAGGGGGCGAGCCTACCATGCAACTCAACGCAGATATTGTGTCTTATTTCAAAGATTACAAGCAAGCGATTGAAACCAATGGTACAAATCCAGTTCCAAAAGGAATTGATTATATCACCTGCTCCCCTAAAAAGGAAGTACACATTCAGACATTAAAGGAGAATTTTCCACAAGGCGTTGATGAATTTCGTTACCCTTTGGATGTTACCTCTAAATTACCCAATATAAAGGATCTGCCACCTGCTCTTAATTATTATGTAAGCCCTATATTTTTGGGGGAGGCAAAGAAAAGATTTGAGTTGAATGACTCCAATGTTCAATTATGTATTGACTTTGTTAAACAGAACCCGCAATGGAAATTAAGTCTTCAAATTCATAAAATCTTAAACATACGATAATGGAAAAACTGATTAAGGAAATTTTATTAGGAATTGGTGAAAACCCTGAGCGTGAAGGGCTAATTGATACACCCGCCCGTGTTGTAAAAATGTATAAAGAATTATTCCGTGGCTATGATCCTGCTCAACGGCCTAAAGTTTCGCTTTTTAAAAACGGATCTGATGGGTTGGTTTACGATGAGATGATTATGGATACAGGTAGTTTTTATTCTCACTGTGAGCATCACATGGTCCCGTTTTTTGGGCAATACTGGTTTGGGTACATCCCAGATAAGGAAGGTAATATAATCGGACTTTCAAAGGTTGCCCGGTTAGTTGATTACCACGCTGCAAAACTCCAGATTCAAGAGCGGTTAGTTAACGACATAGTTGAAGATATTTGGAAGGAGTTAAGTAAGGATACTGTTCGGCCTATCGGGATGGGGTTAGTAATGAAAGGTGAACATTTATGTAAGTCCATGAGAGGGGTAAAGAAGCCAGGACAAATGATTACAATTAAATTAAAAGGGGCATTCCTGGATAATCAAGCAGTAAAAAATGAGTTTCTAAACTTTATAAAATAAACAGACATGAAAACACAAATTAAACAAGCGCCAAATTACACGATTGAAAACAGTATCGTGTATAACTCAAATAAAGTTTTTTCCTTGCTATCCATTGCTTAGTATTTTGGTTAAATTATCAAAAAGGGTTATTTTCCATCATCATGTCATAAAGCCTCTCGACCTCAAAACGGCTGTTTCCACTTTTTCCGTATGTCAGCATGAAGTTAACCGCCCGGTCTTTCGCGTTTTCTTCCATTGCTTCGAGTATGCCGTTGGTGTCGATCTCCACACCTCCGATCTTTGAGGGCTGCATTTTGTTGAATAGGATTTCTTTCGGGTCTTTCATAATCAAAAAGGTGTATCTGTTTTTATATCTCCAAATTCGATCTCTTCACTCAATTCAATAGGGCCGTTTACAAGCCAGTTGGATGAATCCCACCTGTCAACCGTACTGTTTTCACTTTCAAACCGCCCGTTATTATAGTTGTATTTCAGTTCTACCATGCCGTTTTCACCCAAATGTTTGAACTTAACCTTTTGAACGTGGACTTGTACCGCGTTTTGGAAGCCGGTATTATCTCCATTAGGAAGCCGGTAAATCGAAAGGCCGTAATCTGCTTTATTATAAAAGTGTGCTGATCCTGAAATATCGTACAAGGTAGGGACTTCATAAACCCCGCCCGGTTGCTTGTTCATCTTTTTCGGGTGTGCTACCAAAATAACCAGTACATCATTAAACCGGGCAAACATCTGCAATCTATCTAAAAACCTGCTTATGTATTGCGTTTCGGTTTCTGATCGCCCGGCCTGATATTCAAGTTTATTGTAAGGATCAATTACTAAAATCTTAATTCCTTTCGATTGAATCAGTTGTTTTGCACCCTCCATTACCATATCCACCGTGTAATCTACTCGAAATGTTTATACGGTGGATATACAAATGAGCATATGCGAAGTCTGCAAGACAGAATACACTAAGGCAACACCGCATCAAAAATATTGTACATCTCCATGTAATACGTACATGTTCAACACTCTTTCTAAACTCTCTGCTGAAATGATAACAGAAGCGAAGTCATGTATTTCAGAAGATGATTTCAGAAAATGGATTGTTAAGTGGGGTTATGATGCAAAGAACGCTTTCAATTTCAAATTGATATGTAATCCAAGGTTGGAAGTATATCTCGGTGTTGTGTATCTATGCCTTTGATGTACCAGTAACAAGGTTCACTGATATGTGATAGGGTGAATCCAATCTGAGAATATACGTTACCGACACTCCATCGACAATTTGCATATGAGACAATGCTCCCTGAATATAACGACCTGAAATGCGCTAACAGTTTAGAAGCACCTCCGATCACGCTGGTGTTAAGAACATTACAAAATCGGATCATCTCATACTGGTAATCTTTCGAAAATCTTGTTTCTGAAAAGGTCATAACAGAAACAAGCTCATCCATGTAAAACAAACCGAATCGATAGCGAGCAACGCAGCCACCCTGAAGATGGTTATGTTCGCAAAATGTGATAACTTCTTGGTAAGTGATTTCTCTCACCATGCATTTTCTTGCAAATATACGACGCTCTGGTTTTTGATAAGCATTTCTTAAAACGGACTTCCAGATCTCACTTTTCTTGAGCCATTCATCTTCTTGAATATGAAATAAGCGGACGCCAACATCATTACATTTTGAAGTTTTTTCAACATGCTGAATCGAACATTGTTTGTCATTTTCTCTATTATTCGACGAATGCCAGTATAACCCATTGTATTCGATTGCTATTCTATGGATAGGGTCATAAATGTCCAGCTCCTTTCCTCCTAGGATGCTTCTATCCCGTTCGGTCACAGTCTCAGATAATGTTTTCACGAACTCGAATACTTCTTTTTCACCTTGTGAGAATCCGACACGGCAGCATTTAGGGCAGTTGTTACCATTCAGATGATCATTAGGAATCTGAAAGAACGACCCGTGCGAAGGACATATGATTTCAACATGAGTGAAAGAATTGACATAATCTACTTTCGAGTAGCCGTATTTGTCACCGTGAATCGCACGAGCTTTTTCTTCAAACGTGCTTTTGAAATTGTTTTGAAATTGGTTCTTATGCCTATCAATGAAACATTTTGGACAACCGCTACCAGAAGAATGATCATTGGGTGTCTGTAGGAACTGGCCATGATCAGGGCAAATGATAAGAATCTTAGTGTTCGAGTTGGTATACTCTGCGGAAGAATAATCATATTTGTTATTGTGCGAATTGTTTGAGGTTTCTATAAATTTCAACTTAGACTTTTCGGATATACCTTTCAGCCTTTCAATTTTAGCGCACAGAGGGCATTGTTGACCTTTAACGTGATTCTTAGGAATTTGGAAGAATGAACCATGTTGCGGACAAATGATTTCAACTTCTGTATCGGTGTTCTTGTAGATCACCTTTGTATAATCGAATTTATCACCGTGAACAGACATACACTTTGTAATGAAATCTTCGCATGTTATTTTCTTTGGCATTATATTAAAACTTTAATATGCGGTTGATAGAGTATATTACCTTGAATCATTCTAAAACAAATACGAAATTACCGGAGTCCCAAATTCTTCTATAACCGTTGTCATACATATTTTCAACTTCTGACAGTTCTGAGTTAAAATTTCCGAGTTTTTCTTTCAGTTTGTGTTTCATGAAGGCAGAGCGGTGATGAACCGTAGAGCATCTTTTATCAACGTAGTAATATCCAGGACCGGACATCTGGAGTTCCGTAAATCCTAATGAGCTGTACAAACCGCCATCACTCCATCGACGGTTGGCGTAGCTGATGATAGCCCCTTTATGTTCCGATCTAAACGCTTTGAGGAGCTTTGAAGCTCCGCCAACCACAGTTGTGTTGATCTTATTACAAAATCGCAGTAGTTCGAAGTCGTATTTCTTGTTGAAACGAGAAGCACCAAAAGTCATTAATGACACCAGTTCACCCTGATAGAATAACCCGTAACGGAACGAGGACAGACATGAACCCTGTAAGTGTGATTCAATTAGGAATTGCTCGGACTCTTTGTGATCGACCTCTCTAATCTCGCACTTCCGTGCGTGTACTCTTTTCGAATATCCATATGCGTTGCGGATAACCGACTCCCAAATTTTCCTTTTCGTTCTCCATTCGTTTTCAAAAATATGAAATAACCGGACACCTTTGAGTGCACAACTTTCCGTCTTTTCTAAATGGTATATCTCCATTTCTTTGTCGTCTTCACATCTACCAGATGAATGCCAATACAACCCGTTGAATTCAAAAGCTAGTTTGTATTCTGGATCGTACACATCGAGCTCTTTCCCTTCGAGTAATTTTCTATCACCGTGTATCACGTCAGGGTTGTAGGAAGTGACAACATCGTATAGATCCAACTCCGGTTTAGACTTGCCTAAACATGCACATTTCGGGCATCCTTCACCGTGAATATGGTTATCAGGAGTTTGTTCGAATTCTCCGTGTGTAGGGCAAATAATAATCACATTTTCGCTGTATCCGGTGTAAACAACTCGATCGTAATCGAATTTATTTCCGTGGGTCGATCGGAACAACCGTATGACTTCTGAGATGTCTAATTTTCTGGAGGACGAAATAATATCCCGAGCGCAAACGGGGCACCCAGAACCTCTATAATGAGAGCTTGGAGATTGTAAAAATTCACCGTGATCTTTACAGACGATTCTAACGGGTGTCTCGGAGTCAAAAACTTTTACGAAGTCATAACCATACCGATCGCCGTGTGCAGATTTAAACTTATCAAGAACATCCTGTTGGGTGATTCTTGAGTCTGAAATTCTTTTCACTACTCCGCACAATCTACACCCACCGCTATATGCATGCTCCGCAATAGATTGTTCGAACTCTCCATGAACCGGACATATGATTTTTATCTTATCTTTCGCGTTCTTATATGAGGTGAATAATGAATAGTCGTATTTGTTTGCATGTTTCTCGGTAAATTTTTCTTTCCACTCCGAGACACCGAGCCTTTTTGATTCTTCCCGCTGCGCCTGAGCACACTGAGGGCATTGTTGTCCATTTAGATGATTCAGAGGTGTTTGTTCGAATTCTCCGTGAATAGAACAACCGATGATAACTTTCTTATGCATGGATTCATATACGCAATTTTCATAACTGAAACGGTCTCCGTGAACCGTAACTGCTCTAGATTTGAATTCATTTGTTGTCAGTTTCTTGTTAGTTTTCATATCATGCGCTTTCATTTGGAGATAGAATATGTTACCTCGGATTTTGTCTAATAAAAAGCCCCGCTAATGCGAGGCTTTGTTTCATAACACTTCAGATCTTAGAACAAGCCTTTCAGTGCATATTTGCGGAAGTAAGGGTTGGTGCCAACGCTGATGCCATCGCTGGTTACGTTGACTTGAGGATCCTGACCAGCAGCGATCTGAACAAACGGGTTAGCAACCACACCGTAACGTGTTTTAAAGGCCATTCTCGGCTGGAAGCCGTCTTGACCAGTAGCACGGAACATCTCTAACGGTACGTATGGGCAGTAGAAATAACCAGCGTCTAATTGGTTCGCGCCTTTGAACGCCAAAGTACAATAGTTGATCTGACCAGCGTACGGATCAATGTACACTTGCATGCCATTAGCCAGAATACCCGCGAAGGTCTGGTTGCTTGGATCAGTGTTCAGGGTACGGTTCTGAGCCAGAGCAGGAGAGTAATCCAGCATGCCAGCCATTACCAGTGCAGATGCTACGTTAGGAGCACACAACACTTTGTTACCTTTACCACGACGAGTCTCAACCGCGATTGAATTCGCTTCCACGTCCAAGATGAACATCAGGTACTTCCAACGCTCCAGATCCCAACGACCAGATACGTCATTAGCCATGTCGATGATACCGTTGGTGCCGAAGTTGGTACCACGTTTGGCGGAGATGTTCATATGGCGAATCATTTCACGGTTGATTTCCGCGCCGATTTCAGTCACCATCACATCAGCCAAGATGCTGTCAACGTCTTCACCATGAACGGCCATCATGTCTTGGCGCAGTTCTTGTGAGTAGTCAGCGTACAGACCACGAGACTGAGCGGTCACGGTAGATTTCTGGATGGTGACACCCACTTTACCCCATGAACCAGTTGCACCCAGCGCTTCAGCAGTTGCAGTTGACATACCGCGACCAGCAACAGAAGCGGTAGCGTCACCCGTACCAGTCACTTCGTTCACAGTAAAGCCTGATGGATCACCTGCAGTTGCAACACCAGTATCACCAGAGGTGTTCTGCGCTTCACTCATGAACAATTCTGGTTTGGTTTGGTTGCCTACGCCAGTTTCAACACCTGAGCGAGCACGCAGAGCGAAGATCTGACCATCTGGAGTTGCCAGTGGTTGAACGCCGAAGAATTCGTTAGCGATGTTCACAGGTGCCAGACGTTTTGCCATGCTGATCAGCACAGGAGCCCAGCGACCAGCAGCAGATGTCGGGTTAGAGACAGCCGCATCGGCTTCGTTGATAGCGGTGACACCGTCGTCACCTAAGTTCTGACGGCACCATTCAGATTGGTTTTCCATCAGACGAATTTGGATATCTTTCTGAGATAGACCAGACACTGGTGCATCGTCAGCTTCTGCCAGCGTGTCCCACTTCTGGCGCATTGCTTCGGTAATCATTTTGCTCATGATTCAACTCCAAGGTTTATTTGAAAATTATTAACCAACAAATGTATATAGTGGGGATGTTTCACTATCCCCGTTGAAATTTATTACTTCAGAACAAACAGGCTACCAAAGCGGCTCAGATCAACACCTTCTTTGATCGGTTTCTTCTTGCCTTCAGGAAGATCTTTTGGGTAATCCTTGTCGGTGCCGTCTACGAATTCTTCATTCTTTTTCTTTCCTCCGCAGGCCTCATCCATGTCTTTACCGTCTTTTTTGTCATCCTTTTCTTTATCACCTTCTTTATCTTTGGTTTCATCCTTGTTGTCTTCTTCGTCATCACCTTCTTTCATTTTCTTTTCCAGAAGAGCGCGGTAGCCTTCAGTGATGCGTTTGAAAGATTCTTCCGACTCAAACTTCAGTTCCTTAACTGATTCAGCCAGACGAGAAGCGCCTAACACTGTCATACCTTCTGAAACGGATTCTACAATCTTTTCACGTTTCAGAGCGATAGTTTCAGAGCGAGCTTTTGCGGCTTCTGATAACGCATGCGAAGTGCGTTCCTGAAGACGTTCATTTTCGGTGGTCAGGCGAGCGACTTCATCAACATCGGATTCAGGAATGATGGTATTGAATTCGGTAGCAGCTTGAGAAATCTTAGCCAGGAACAACTGAGCAGATTCAGCCAGTGCGGTTGATTGCAGACCGATAGCATTCTTTTCAACCCATTCGTTCACAGCCATGTCCAAATACTGATCCACTTTTTCAGCAAACGTCAGATTCGCTTCGTTAACATTGTGAGCAGCGGATTCAGCCAGTGCTTCTTTCAGTTCGACGATTTCGTCTTGAAAAGGCTTTGCCGATTCAGCCAGACGATCTTTCAACTTTTCTTCAACCGTCGCTTCGAACATTGGTTGCATCTTTTCCAATAGGGCATCTGACAGACCGTCAACGCCTTCAAACAGTGCTTTCAACATGATTCATAGCTCCAAAAATTTCATACTCATGGGATATTTAGCCGAGTTTTTCTAACGTCAATTTGAAACGTCGAAGAAACTCACCGTCGTCGCAATTTTCTTTCAAAACTTTGTCAATATTTTCGTTAGTTCCTACTGGAACCCAAACACCGTTGACTTCTTCCCAATCAACAGACTCTGTGATCGCTTTCACATAGCATGTTTGGCCAGAAGGTCGGTCGACTGTGTCCACTGCGGTGATCACATATCCAGGTTTGACATGATCAACATCCCCAGACTTGCGAGTATCACCTAACCCACGAGTAGAAACACCCATGTTGTAGTTGGCTTCCACCAGTGAACGGATGACTTGGCCTTTCGGATTATTCAAAATCATCATCTTACCGACGGCGTTATCACCAACCCATGACATGGGTTCATTGATCATCGTAGCAGCTTCTGACAATTTTGGGAACGGGTAGTTGGGATGTTCGACTTCACCGATAGCACGACCATCAAGAATGTATTCGCGGTTGTACCGTTCGACAGCAGGGATACCCACTGTGTTCTTGTCATAGAAACGTTTGTTGCGGTTATTCTGACCGCACATGACCATTGGACCTTCCAAGTAGAGTTTGCGACCATCAGCCGCATTCTCCGTTAGAACTTCCAACACCGAAGAACCGTGGTGGTTGTCAATCATCAATCTCATCTTACACCTCACAGACCGTATTGGTGACGACGAACCATCGCTTTCTTGGTCTTACGCTCAATCCGTTTCCACTGACCGACTTTCTTCTTGTTTCCGCGAATAGCGCCCTTTTTACGAGCGATCTTTTCTTGAGCACCAATCTTGACGCAAGAGTTCCCGTCTGGTCCTGGTTTGTAACCAGACGGACATTTCTTGACCTTCGTCTTCACGCCAGCAGCATTAACACGGATTCGGAACGCTTCATCCAATTGCAAAGATTCAGAAATTTGGTATGGTTTGATTTCTTCAACGCTCATGATGAAATCCCCTTATCGTACAGGGGCAATGTGCCAGTTTTCTGGAATTGCAACAGGTCGTTAGCACTGAAATTACCAGGGTAACACAATTCGCCATCTTCAAAGAACAAATCATATGATGGTTTGCCATTGATTGAGATTGTGATAGTACCGTCACCGACAGGAGTAGAAGGGGTTTCAATCGCTTTGGCGGTGTAACCTTTGGAATCAACACCGTCGACGAAAGCAGCAAACTGAGGAGCCTTTTTCAGTGCTTCGTCAAAGTCTTTCACCTTCAGGCATGCTTCACCGTGTGATGAGTTAACATTCACAGAACCGATCTTGGTCGATTTAGTGACTGAAGATTCCATTAGAGTCGCGACAACTGATTCTTGCATGTTCTTCATCGCGCATTCTTTACGCGCATCCAGTTCTTTGGCGATCAGTTCATCGGCAGTTGCAAGATCTTCTTCCTTCAGAGCGATTGCGATCTTCTTCACATTTTCGTTAATCATTTTGTTTCTCCAAACATTCGAATTTAATGTATTTAAGTTGAAATCATTCTTCACTATTTTCAATAGGAATTTCTTCCGGAGTCTCTTTAGTTCCTCCACCATCACTGAAACCAGTTTCTTCAGGCGGAGATAACTCTTGGGCTTTCATCTTCAGAGGAGTTTCACCATAATCTTCGTATTTTCCGGCCTTGCGTTCTTCTTCAATCAGCTCGTTTTCTTTTTCGATTTCTTCATCTGACATTTTCAAGACTTTACGTTGAATTGTAGAGATTGAAAATAATTTACCGACATACGGTTCATAATCACGCAATGCATCAATACGACCGCGAAGGATTTCATTCTCTTGCTGTTCTTTGATGTATGAGTCACTGGTGAAGTCGAATGAAATCTGGTGTTGGAATTCATTCCAATCTTCTTCAGTGAGAACACCAGTTTGGATTAATTCAACTTTAAGAGCTTGTTTCAGGATAGAAGAGAAACGACGACGGAATCGAGCAATGAACTTTGAAAATCTCCATTCTTCACGGGTCACCTGCGCTAGTTCAGAACCACCGATGTTGACCAGTGAGTCGTTACTCATGCGGTTCTTTGGAATCAGCAATGATGTGTAGAGTTTTTCCTTCATATATTGAACATGGTTGATCTCACCGAGATTTTTACCGGCTTCTAGATTTTGGATCTCTGTCGCGTTCTGACCTTCACGACGCGGCATCCACAAATCTTCAACCATGGAGATGTTGACTTTATTTTGATCGACTTCACCTGTGGTTGTGTTATAGTTCAATTTTGTTTTGAACTTGGACATCATTTTAGACATGTATTCTTCAGCTGATTTCTTAGGGAGATCGCCGACGTCCAGATAGAATGCGCGTTTGTCTATAGCGCGGGTGATTGCATAGATTACAGTCGCGTCTTCTACCGTTTTCAAATTGTTTGCGGGCTTCACCGCAGGCTCAAGGAATCCTACGCCATATTTTCCATCAGCACTGTACAACCCTGAATCCGCATAAGCAACAGACTCAGGATGCATTTCAATGATGCGGTTCTGGTTGGTTGAAACAACCCAGTTGGTCACACCCTGTTGAGATGTTGACGTTGAATTATAGATGAATGTGTTCTTTTCAGATTTGACGTATTCAATCCCCTGACCAGATCTTTCAATCTCTACCAATTTGGCAGGTCGGATAGCAGACGATTCGAGAACAACCAGTTTCTTGATTCCATTCTTCTTTTTGTCATCGTCTAAGATGATCTGATATGCGCGTTTGCCATCAATGAAGAATTGACGAACCACTTCGTAACCGTTGTCGTCCATATCCATGAGACGCATAATCTTGTCATGTTTTTCACGGATAGAATCTTTGACCGAGTCAGCGATTTCAAGGCGATCGAGATTGATTGTGATCGGGCTTTGGTCTGAGTCTGAACTGATCGCATCGTTAACGACATGCTCAGTTGCTTCCATAACTTCAGGGTAGTATTGCATTGCCCGATAAGTGCTGATTCGAGTTGCTGATTGCTTTGCAGCGGCATCTGTGATAGGACTGACAGAAGTTAACATCCCACCGCCGACAATAAACGTGTCTACGCCTTGGGTGTCAATTGAAATTTGATATTTGCTTGGTTTATCTTCTGACTGCTCAGGGCCGTCCCACGGCACTCTTGCGTCAGTGCCGAATATTCCAGATAGGAATGATTCAGTCAGCATATGGGTGAACTTTTTCATAATAATTCCAACATAGAAATCGACTGAATGTATTTAAGGAACTATTATGAAAAACGGCTCCTGAAAAGAGCCGTTTGATTTATTTCTAACGAGCGGAAGAATTTCGTGATTTGAAATACCGCAGTGTCAGAGGGAACTGACCGAAGCTGTCCTGAGCAGATTGATCCAGAGTCAATTCACCCACTTCCAACGGCCATGCATCTTCCAACACATAAGTCTTCACGACTTCGTCTTGTTGGTTCAGCAATTGAATTTCGACATCACAGTATAGATCCTCTAATGCACCAGAAGAAGTATTCGAATCAGATCCGTTGATCGCTTCAGACCATGCTTCAAACAATGTATGCGCAAAATCATCTTCAGTCTGTAAGACTTGGAAGTTCATCGGCTCGAATTTACGATCGCCAGGAAGTGGGTTTTCACGCCCACCAAATGGAACCATAACTTCGCCCAACGTTGATTTTGGGGTTGTTGTGCTGATTGCCATCAATGAGGCGTCACGCACCTCATCATTAGTTGCAATTCCAGCTGGGAAGGAGAAGTTCACTCTCCAGCGGAATTGGCGACCCACACCACCATGGCGGGTAAGTGCGGCGCGAAAATCTGTTACGCTTGGCATTTTAGATCTCCTATAGGAATTCTCGAAAGCATCCAACCAACAGTATTAAGTCTTGTGTCGGAAGCCGTTTTTATATGAGTCTTTGATGGAGGAGGTACAGGGCATCGATCGATATAGTCATAGAGCGCCGAATATTTCAGATTGCGCTCACTACAGAATTTCTGAACAATTCCAGATAGCACGTACTCCTTTCCATTCGGATCAACTAATTTGAACATCCTAGCGTTGGAGCTAGCTGCTCCATACGTTCTGTTCATGGCAATCTGGCGCAGCGCCTCCTTGGTTTTTTCGCTCCTTCTAGTTCCCAAAGTTGCAGGAACTATTAGACCAGTTTTCCAACGAGGATCTTTCAGATCTACCCTTCCGATTGTTTGCCCTGTCACCGCATCCCTAGCAGTACAAGTACCAATAGAAGTTGCGTTGTCCCCGCCTTTGGTCATGTTATACCCATGACCCGTAAAGCATAGGGTGTTGTAAACTTCTATGAGATGAATTTCTAATTCTTTGAGATCATATTTGTTTTTAGTACAACATATGACTTCAAATTTAAAATTTATCTCACCATGTTTCCTGATGGCTTGGTGGAGAGCAAACCCCCCACCATTCTTAGCTTCATTTTTATGGTCCCACCATCGAGATTCTGGTGCTCGAGAAGTTATTCCGATATAACGCTTCCCGTTAACAGAATTCGTGATGCAATACACACTGAAGACTTTATCGTTCATCATCAGAATCCAACAATCCCATAACTGCCTTCCAGCTCTGAGAACTCCATATCTGGACGCAGGGCGATGAAATCCAAAAATACCCAATTAATTGAGTATTGTGGTTTGATCCAGATACCCGCAACAAATTTGTTTTCAGAAACAACCTGACCAGTGTTGTTTGACTCATCGCATTTGACACGATAATCCAAGATCTCACCAGACTGTTTCTTCCCACGCAGATATGGTTCAACAGAGTTACGGAACAATGATTGCGTGAACACGTCATTGTTTTCGCCCAAGATGTATTTCGCTGTATTGGAAATATTGATTTCCGCTTCAATGAATACACCGCGAACGTTAATCCGTGAGAATGCTGAGGTGCGGGACAACCCTGTCTTATCACCCATCAGGATGATACCTTCTTTCTCAGACACAATTGAGTTGATACCCAATTCATTGTAGATCTCAGAGCGTTCATCGTCATTTGACGACCGAGCCATGCGACGGTATCCGAGATATTTCCCACGGTTGTAGAATGCCGGAGATTTGCCGATACCAGCGGCACCGATAGAACGCATCCACAGACCGGCAGTACCACCACAGCAAGGGATCCAACGGTAGACGTTGTTGTACTTGTCGTACACTTCACCCCAGTTGTCATCCATAAAGAAATAGCTGTTATCACGCAGCAGATCTGTATTTCTCCATTCACGCAACACTGCTAGTTTGTTCTTACGCGCTGTGTCTTTGAAATCACGCAGCGGTGAAGTGAATGACACAGAAGTGCGACGAGTCAAAGACGTGTCAATCGCCGCCTGTTGGTTCTCGATCGTTTGACCTTGGCCAATCAAAGGAAGGAACTCGTACTCCTTAGCTTCCAACAGGTCATAGCAAGATTGGAAATTTGCTGTACCAGTGCCATCGCTACCGCTACGCAATTCGATCAAGCCGGTCAGAGGAGCATCTTCGAATGCTTTAGTGAACGCCACATACGAGCTGTTGCTGCGGATCACATCATAGTAATAAGCATTGCTGCCGTCATACTTGGTGGAACCTTCAATCGCAGAAGCGTGTTCGAACTTCTCTAATAGCTCACCATAAGAAGTGATAGTGACTGGAGTAACTGTTGCTGATGTGAAAGCAGCGCCAGCAGTCGCATACCAAGTCGCTGCACCTGGATCAGAATAGAATTCGACTTCGAAATCTGATGTACCAGACAATGCGATCGCGCGAATATTATTGCGACGTTTCACATTTTCAGGGATCAGTTTGAATTGACGAATCAATTCAGCTGCCAATTCAGCATCATTAGCAGGTGGCGTATCGCTAGTCCATTGCACTGTGATACGGCTGGTGCCGGTCAGAGTACCCAGATGCAAACCAGAGTGCGCTTCAGCTGCCCAGTCGATCACCAGTTTCTTGCGATTCGGGTAAGTGGTCGGGGTTGTACCAGCGATCGCGCCAGACGTATCCAATACGAAAATATGATACGTTTCATCCGCAGTCAGATCTGATTTGTCATCCAATTTGGAGTACAACAGAGCTAATCCTGAGCGGAATCCGGTAGCATACTCTGCCTTTGCAATAGCGAAGTCAGCAGCGTCCATCACGAACACATTCAGGTTGTTCCCTAGTGCTCCCGCATAGCGCGCAAGAACAGGGATGTCACCTGTGTATGCTTCCAGCGTTTCATCATTTCCGATCAATTCAGGTGTGAATGTTGCAGGAACAGAGTTCAGAGCTCCCGTTTTCAGAGCACGAACGATCCATGCAGATTTCGCATAACGAAAATAATCTACTAAGACCAAAAAGTCCAACCACAGATCTTTAGTTGGCTTCCAAAAAGTCTGAACCAAGCCGGTTTCACCGCTGCTTACATAAGTCGGATCTTCAGCTGGCCCCCATAAAAACTCACCTACAAATCCAGCGTTTTTAGTCACGCCGCTTGTAGTTGTCAGCGTCGCATCAGTTTCGGTCCACTGAACTGATGGAGCTACAACGAACGAAGATGTCATTTGTTTATCTCCAAATTAGATTGAAATCCTAATGTATTTAGGTCCCAGCCCAACTTTCAAAATCCACGTTTTCAGTAACTGGGATTGTTCCGAACGCAGTCTGTTGTTCTATCGGGTTGTCTTGACCTGCGTACATCACACCTCCCGCCACTGGGAGTTTGAAAGTTTCTTCTGTGATCACCTTGTGATATAAGTCTGTTGAGATATTTCTTCCAAACTCTTCTTGGAACCATTCTTGCTTGGCTAACCACGAAAACAACACCAAGGTCATAACGCAGTCGTCGTTACACCCATTGTCAGCTTGGTACTTGTCACCTAACAGAATGAAGTTTCCTAATTCATAAATGGTCTCCAAGTCATTGACTTCTATGAACCCATTTTCAATCATAGATTTCATGTTAGAACAACCGACCGACCTAACTCGGTAGTTGGTTCTAATTCCTGGTTTGGAACCTTTGCCGCCTATCTTGGTTCCAGTTCCTTTCTGTTTGTCAGACGCAGTTTTCAAAGTCCCTTCATATTCCAAATCATAATAGAGGACTGTGATTGCTTGACCGCCCATATCATTGTTGTTCTCTACAAGAACCGGACATCCGCCGTATGACTCACATAATGAAACTATGACATGCGGGTGCAACATTGGGCTGATTTCGTTGTTGCGGTACAATGCAGCGGTTCTGTACGGATAGGAACTGACATCCATAACGCGCAATACGGAGAAGTCCCCTCCGGTGCCCCCACCCACGTCTGAGATAGCAACATATCTCCTTGTCGGATCATATTTGAGATATATCTTGGTCCACTCATCCGGTTCTTCTTTCGGATTTGTAGAGACCATATTTTCGATGGACTTGGTCGATAATAACGTCCCAACAGAACCTTTGAATGAACACCCATATTCTTGAGCAAACCGAGCCTCACCCAACCGCTTGACCGTCTTCTCTTTCCAAGTAGGGTCATTCGCGTATGTTGGAACCCTATCCCACTTGACTTCTATTCGATGGAAACCGTTAGACACTCCATTTTCATCTTCTTCAGCCTCACACCATGTCTTGTAGAACAACCCTCGCTGTCCTTTTGGTGTGGATGTCATTATCACTTTCGAAGTGGTTGATTGGCAAACTGCAGGATAAGTGGACTCCCAGAATTCCATATCATTTTCAATGAAAGCCACCTCATCGATATACAGTAGCGCGCACGAGCGACCTCGGATCGAATCAGATGATGTCGCGTATGCAACAACCTTACACCCATTTTCAAATTCAACTTCGGTTGATCCGTATTTGACAACACCAGGCATCAAGAAGAATGGGAGGTCTAACAACGCTTTCCGAATACGTGTTAGGATTTCAATCGCTTGTTTTTCTTTGTTCGCGAGTACGAATACTTCTTTGTGTTCATTGAACAATACGAAATGAAGGATGTACGCCCCAACGACTGTCGTATTGTGAGAAAGGATTCCGTTTGTGAAATACCGATGATCGTCAGAGTCGATGAACAAATCGAACATCGAAACTTTAGACCCAGTTGGTCCTATCTTTCGTATCTTCGAATCACCGTATATGGTTCTGACTCTATCTCCGATCATTAGATCTTTAACAAATACTTGTTTATTGTCGCTGAAAACAATATGATCATCTGCGCATTTCAGAGTGTCGTTGCCTGTCCCCAACACATATTCTTCATACTCAACCGTCTTATTAGAAGAAATGATATCTTTCCAACCAGTGTCCGTCAGTATTTCATAGTCAAATGCCTTGAAAATTTCAACGAATTTTCTGTCAATGAACTCATCGCCAATCTCGTTAGCAAGAAAATTCAAGTCGAGTGGAAACTCTTGATGAAGTGCGTGAAATTCTTCTATTGATATCTTGAAAGATTTTTCGGTAGATTTCTTACGAACCCAAATTTGAGTGTCTCCACTCACGCATTTACCGCTCTGACGACTTTGCATGTCGATAACAAAACGATGGTCGTGGAAGGCTCGTATCAGTTCTTCTTGGTATGGGAATGGATCGAAGTTGATAAACCCAGAGTCAATAGATGTGATTTTGTAGTAATTCTTCGCGAAATAGATTGGGTCCATCGCGCATTTGAGATATTCGATTTCTTGCTCAAGGGTGAACGGTATGCTCACTCCTTCACCCTTGAGCTTTTTGCTACGCGGAAACGTCTGGTGTTCGTTCAAGATCTGGTCTTTGATCTTGAACCCTTTCTTTTCAGGAACTGAGTTCCCCGTCTGCTTCCGTTGGACTGCCATCTATTTCACCCTTTTCGAAGAATTCACCTTCAACCGCTTCCAACCGCTCTGCAGCTGAGGCTATATCTTCATTATTTAGAGTCGAAAGATCCAAACCGCTCTCACGCGCCTTTTTCAACACTTCAAGAATGTTCATCGTTGATGCTCTTGACCCAACTCGAATCCCGATAGACGTCGAACCATCTGGATTAGTCTGAACACCGACTCCGACGTCACCGCCTTCTGGCTCTTTTTGTTCGACATTTGGAACTGTCCTGTGTTTGGTTCTCGATTCGTTCAAAGACTTCTGAATGTCCATGAGGTCTTTATTCAGTCCCCGCATGTTAGTGACGATTTCGTTCACAACACCATATGCCCTTGGATGCGCTGTCGCTACTGCCATGGTGGCTGCGTTTTTCAACATCACTAGTGTTGCATCTTGCAAAGCGTATGTGAAGTCACGCGCCCGCCGATAATCTTCTAACAAGTCAGAATTTTCTTCATCTTCTGCTCTTGTTTCTTGTTTGATGATTTCAATTGTTGGAAGTTCAGCTGAGAACCCCAATCCAGATTCTTCATCGCCATCTGAAATTTCTTTGGCCACTTGAGACGCACCTTGATCAATAGACTTGATTGTGTCCAGCGTCTCTAGAAGTCTTTGTGATAATCCACCGTCATTGCTCATATATTACATTCCTGGCTTGATATAGGTCCCAGAACCAATGATCTCTAATGTTTCTGGAGTTGTGGCGGAATCGTAATGGTATACACCTTGATCCGGTTCCAACGGTTTCAGAGCGTCGAACCGTGTTTGTAGCTGGTCATTCCCTAGCACATTAAACATATCTTGTTCATACGTGATCTCACCAGTCGTCTGCATCACACCAAGTTGAATATCAACTTCTTTGATGACAAAACCTTCGTTGGTCTTTGTTCTTCCGTAGAAGTGGCCGCCATGAAGCTGTAACATGAATGTGATATCATAGAAGCATTGAACGTCACCCGCCCCTTCGAATGTATCGACATAGTCATATGACTCAGGGATCAATTTCAATGCTTCTTTGATTTGAGCATCATCATTACCGACTACCCGAATATCCAGTTGTGGATACATGAGGAACGCCAGTTGTTCGAAGATTTGAAACATTTCATCTTGTTGCTTCACACGGATACAGAATTCGTAATTCAGAATGACTGGTAGGCGTTCCGATTGTACTGCCCCGTTATAATTTCTTTGTCGATTACGATTTTCAACTTTCTCTTGGTCTATTTGAAAATTCAAGAACTTAATCGTCGAGATAGGTACAACCCCAGCTCTATACTCTGGAGTTCTCTGATTAGCAGCTCCC